TTAGCATTACTTCATCTAGCTCTAATAATTGTTGTGGCGCGATCCCGAGTCTGACACTTAATTTAGCAATCAGATAGGTGATCGAGTCGCGCCCTAAGCCAAAGGGTCATCATCTAAGACCTCGACTGTTGTCAAGGTTTCAATGAATTGCTCTCCGAATGGCTTAACAGTTTCACCCGAACGGCGGATACATTCCCAGGCAAGCCAGAAGATATCGCTTTGCTTCTGATCTTCGATGAACGCTTTGTGAAAGCCCTTCTTAGCGTAAATCTCAAAACCATACTGCACCAATGGAGTTATTGGGTATTCCCCAATTGATCCATCTGCCCTTGTTACTTTTAACTTTGCCATGCTGTGCCCCTTTGTTTAGTTGTTTAGAAAGTGCCTGTTGTGGCTACTGCAATGGTTGAGTTTGCAGTGAATGTGATTGATTGTGTACCAATATCGCCAACAGCACCATTGATGTCTGTTGTGTTATTGACTAGCAATGAAACTGTGTAAAGTGGGTTTGTAGCAGAAACTGCTGTTCCTTTTGTCTGTAGGAATACGCAAGTTACTGTTGTTCCCCATGCAGCCTGAAGCGTTGCTAGAACGTTTGCAGAAGCTGTGTCATTAAGGAAGTCGATTGTTACAGTAGATGCTTCCAAGCCCTTTACGAACTTGTGTGAGTTATCACCCATCGCTGTTACTTCGAGTTCATCGAATACGCGGTTGATTGTAACTGCTGTTACATGGTCACTAAGATCAACAGTGTTAATCTTAACGCCGACATTGTTATTTAGAAATACAGCCATTAGGATTATTCCTCGTCTTTCTTAGTAGATGCTGGCTTTGGTGCTGGTGTGCTAACCTGCCCGATTTTCTTCAGGAAGGCTTCGTTTTCTTGTTCCCATTCGGACATATTAACTCCAGGTGGTTAGAACGGATAGTGACATCTCACAGGTAAGCAAGTCACCAGATGCCGCGTTCAGAACGCTTGGCTGGCTTACTGCTCCCACATTATAGGTCAAGGTGGATGCTGCGAGTTTGTTGAACACGCCAACTAAGGCATCTTCAATTCCATTGAGGTTTCCTTCGTTATCGAACAAAGGTACTGTGATGATTATCTTAAAATTAGCGGTTGGAGCAATCGTGTTGTGTTGATTATTGTTTGGCTCAAGATATGGATCAGAAGGCGAAACGATTACAGAGTTAGCCAGAACTGTGGCTGGTGGGAAAGCAAAGGTTTGCCACTTAGCGTTATCGACTAATGCTGTCGCAATCGTGGTTCTAAGAGTAGTGAGAGCAACTGGCATTATCCGACCATCGAACGCGGATCAAGTGCGTGAGCAATAAGTCCACGAACTCTAGCCAGAAGAGTGTTGCCCATACGATATGGGCTAGGAGTAAAGTCCGGCGATACACCGCCTGAGTTAGATACCTGACGAGCCTGCCAAATATCTACTGCAATCATTAGTGCAGCTTCCTGCACTGCTGAATCGGCTGTCCAGTCTGTGTAAGTTCTTGAAGCAACTGTTCCAAAAGGTGCAATAGCATGTTTAGGTTGTACTGTGCTGTGATTTGTAGCCATGCTAATAAAGTAATCGCCAACGGCTGTAAGCACTTTGCTTCCGTTATAAGAAGAACCTGAATTGGCGATAGTTACAGTTTGACCAACATAAAAGATTTCTTTGACAGGCTCATTAAAATAAACAGTCCCTGTGCCAACAATGTTGCCATGAGCTACTGTGAAATAAGTAGGACTCCATAGCATAGGAAGAATGACGGCATCAGCTGCATCGCAAGTTTGTTGAAGGGTGGCATCAGCGTATAGCGAGCCAACACCTAGTGCTGAGCGAAGTTCTGCAACTGTGCAAAGTGACATTCCATATCCTTTCTAAAAACTGGGAGTGGAGCAAGGGCTGCGCCCCACTCCCAGCGACTTAGGGTGTTACTTATGCCTTGTTGTTCTTGAACGCACCAGCAGCAACCTTAGTTGCGATTGCACCGAAGCCGTAGTAACCAATAGTTACTTGACCTGCTGCTGTTGATTCTGCACGTAGGCGATATGTTGGTGACTCATACCATGTGTAAGCATCTGGGTTAACGACGAGGATTGTTCCATCGCCATCTCCGCCGTTTGTTGGATCAACGTATAGGTTGAGTCCTGCAACGTTACCTGTGAGTGATGTAGGCGCTACTTGACCGCCTGCGTTCATTGGCTGTGATGCTGTGTAGATTGGGCGACCTGAATCGTTAAGTGACATGATGTTTGACCATTGTCCTGTTGATACGATCATGTTACGAGCGAATGGATTTGGAAGTCCTGCTGTAGCTCCATAAACAGAAGCTGAACCGCGTGCAACAATTCCTAGAAGCTCTGCTGCTGTTGGATATGTTGCAACTGTTGTCGCATCAAGTGAAGCACCTGAAATAAGTGCTGCGTTTACTGCTGCGTTTGTTGCCTTTGCGTATGCAGCAGCCATGTTGCGAACGAGTTCATCAAAGAATGCTGGAGATGTACGATCTAGCAATTCAACAGAGAATGTCTGTTGTCCTGCATACTTCTGTACTGTTACAGATAGGAAAGATGAGTTCTGATCTGTGTCGCTGAATGCGTCACCTTCTGGCTCAATAGCAACTGTTGGCATCTGTGTAATCTTTGGGATTTCAAATGTCATACCTGCATCAGGAAGCACTCCGCGAGAGATTGCATCGATTGATGGGCGGATTGTTGTTCCGAGTGGGTTGATGATTTCAGACAATTGGCGTGTTGGTACTAGACCTGCGTTGTCTGTTGTGTCTGCTGCTGCGCGTAGGTATTGACGTGCTTCTTCATCACCTAGTGCTGCGCGGATTGTGTTCTCTGCATACTTAGCAGCTGTTACTTCAATGCGTGGCTTTGTGTAAGCCATTGCTGTTACAGTTGGGCGAGCAGCTTCAACCGCTGGTGCTTCAACTGGTGTTGCTTCGACGGCTGGAGTGGTATTTTCCACGTTGGCTATCTCGCTTTCTGTTGGTTGGGTTGTTTCTTCTACGGCAGATTCTTCCGCCGCTATATCAGTAACTTGTGCAGACTTAAAGGCTGGCTCTGTTACTAAACTTACTTCGACCAAGCGAGCAGCGGACACATAAGTCACGCCATCCTTGATCTTGGACTTTAGAACTTCAGCACCGATGCTGAGTCCTGATTGCAATCCTTCTTCTGCAAGGATTAGCGCTTCTGTACCGCGTTGTGAACGGCTTATAGAGAATACTGCGTTAATCGCATCATCTGATTCTGAGAAACTTACTGCGCGGCCTAAAGGGCGCTTAACGTCATGCTGGCTTAGCAGCTTGATTGACTTAGGCTCTGGAATCTCGATTGATCCTGACTCAAAGATTACCTTGCCATAATTTGTCGAACCTGCCTCAACGTTCAATGGCACAATCTTGCCAGAGATGGTGCGGCTAGCGGAATCTGCTGTGAGTTCAGCTGTAAGGGTTACGATTTGTGTCATTCCATACCATTGCTTCCATTAGGTGTTAGGTCTGTCATTTCCATAGCTTGTTCTGTTGTAATAAGTCCAAGCGATAGCAATTTTTCAATTACTAGAAGTTCTGCAAGTGGATCAGTGCGTAGGAATGTTTTATCGATATCGAACTTGACCACATGACCGCGAGCAGTAATGTCATCCATAGATAGGCGATCTTCAATCGCTGTAATGAATGGTTGCAAAGATAGGCTTAGGAATTGCTTGCGCTCATCTTGCACGTTGGAGTACGTCATACTGTTATTCATTTCCGCGCTGACATAATAAGCCGGTACATTGCAAAGGCGAGCAATCTCAGTAGCAAGATTTTGGATTGCTTCGTTATACATCATCTCTTTTGGCGAGAATGAAACTGGTGTGTACTCAAGAGTAGAAGTCAAGTAAGCAGTTGAACGATTATTGCGAGCGTTCTTCCATGCAGCTAGTAATCCTTGTACTTCTTTAGGATCAAGGTCTGCTCCGTTGTTCTTGATGTAGCCAGTAGCCATTGGAGTACCTGCTGCAATAGCAGCGGCTTTCTGTACATCGATTGCAGCGCGGATTGTTGAAGCGCCGCTGTTGAGAATTCCATCGCCTAATGACTGGAATGTGATAAGTGAACCTAATCCATCCATCGGTAATGTTGTTCCATCTACTGCGTAAGATTTAACAAAAACATTATCTTTATCAAGTGTTGCAGTTACGCGAGAATTAGCAATCCATTCAAATCGTGATGGACGACCATCTTCGTTGTAGACTTCAACAACTTTCCAAAAGGCTTGTCCATAGAATAATAATGAATCAACAGTCCAGGCAATTGTTACTGATCGAGGCTGTGAGTAAGAAGGTTGCTCCATCCATAATGGTGAGCCAATCTCTTCATTTGTAGATTTGCGATACAACTCGAGTGGGATTGCGCCGATCGTTCCGGCTAATAAGTTGCGGCATCTTTGTAACGCTGGAATAGAGATAGCTTCTGTTCTGCCAACATAGGCAAATTGAAACGGCAT